TTGCTTGTCTTCCAAATGTAGATCCTAGCTATTCAGAACTTCAAGCTGCTAGGCATGATTTGCCAGATAACTTCTTTGAACCCTTTGGTCTTCAGAAGTTGCATGATGTAGCTTTTGTAGGGCACTGGATTACAGAAGAACATCTGACAAATGGAGCGAACAATAGAATAGAGTATCTTGATGTAATGTTTAAGAACTTTCCTAATAGCTGGTTTGCTTATAGTGTTTTCTTTGAGCAAGCTGCTTTGAGGTATGCAAGAGCTAGAGTTGGATTTAATATTTCTGTCAGAGATGATCTTAATATGAGATTCTTTGAAGTTCTTAGTTATGGTAATTGTCTTGTTACTAATAGAGATGTAGTTGGCTGGGATGATCTGGGCTTTGCAGAAAATGAACATTTCCTCGGTTACGAGGGAGAGGAGGAAATGGTAGATAAGATTCAGTGGGCATTAGATAATCCTATGGAGCGAGAGAAGATAGCAAAAGCAGGACATGAGAAGGTAAGAAGCGCTCATACTTATGAGCATAGAATTAACGAGATGTTAAACATAGTGGGAGTTTAGATATGGCTCTTAATAGAAATAGTGTAGCTCAAGGCGCCACTGTTACAGCAGATGGAGTTATAGGAACGTCTGGTGCGGAGTCTGTAATTTGGGCTATTTCAGCTAATGGACTAGATGTAGATATTCATGATGGTACAGGTGCAGGAGGAACTAAAGTATTCTCTGTTGCGACAGATAATACCATTTCCTTCCCTCAAGGCCTTTACTGTGCTGATGGTATTTATGCTAATATTACTGGATCTGGTATTTTAGCAGTTGCTTTTAACCAATAAACTGAATAAGGGAGAACAGGGCTATGCCAGTTTTACTAGATGTTAATAAGGAAGTTGAAGTTGAAACTAAGGATTATGAAAAGGGTGTTCCTCTTCAACTGACGCCTGAGCAAAAGGGCGAAATAGTAATGACCAAGTATGTCAGCACTAATAACCTGGTGGCAGATTTTCAGCCGGAAGGTGAGTGGGTCTTCCAGGTTACGTCTGATGTAGGTGGAGGTAATCGGCGGGAAAGGATCTTGGTAGGAGCTGAAGGAGAGCCTCGAGGGATGCAGATAGATGATGGAATCTATGCTACGCTTGTTGGAACTATGGATGGACTTAAAGGTATTCTTCCTGGCCGACCTCCGCTGAATGAAGTAGAAGTAGATGCTTATGTAGATCAAACTGGGGAAACTGTTCCTATTTTTCAGGAATGGAACTTTCGTGTGAAGGAAGCCTTTATAACTAACGGTCCTGAAGCACGTGCAAATCTTGCGCGTAGTGAAGATCAGAAGAGAGCTGCTAGTCAGGCTGATATGTATAGCGCGTTCTCTGAGATGTATCAGGCTGGGACCGAACAACAGGCGGAACTCTTTGGCCAAATGATGGAGTTCTTTAAAAAGAATGCTGATAATGACAGCACTCCTTCTATGGAACAAGTAATCAACTCGGCTAAGGGAGCCAGTAAGGAGAAGTAGAATGTCCACGTTTCGAGAAATCATAACTGATATTCTCTCGTATTCTGGGCAGGCTAGAGGAGGGGCATTTGAGACTCTTGTCAAGGATCAAATAAACTTTACTTATCGTAGAGTGCTTGATAGTGGCAGAGTACCTCATGAGCATAGGGAGTTTTCTCTTACTACGGTTGCCTCAACTAGTAAGTATGGACTTCCGCTTTATGTAAGAAAAGTTCTTAATATTGAAGATCCAACAACTCCGCGCTTTGTATTTATGAGCACGGCTAGGGACTTTGATAAGAGGAACCCAGGGGCTACTGATAGTTCAACTCCTGCCAGCGCTTATCCGTATGGTGTTAGAGGAGTTCAGAAATATCCTAATAGTGATGGGACTTTGACCTTTATTAGTGATAGCGCGGATGACTCTGGAGAAAACTTTAAAGTCAGAGTTACTGGATTTAATACTAGTGGGGTTTTAGTTACAGAGGAAGTTCAGATGAGTGGAACTTCTAATGCTACTACTTCTAATAGTTATGATTCAGAGCTAGGGATTGAGAGAGTTACTAAAGTACCTGCTACAGGATATACGTTTACTGGTAATGTTACAGTAAAAGATGATGATGATAATACTATAGGTATCATTCCTGTATGGTGGGACTCTCCAGATTACCAATGGATAGAGTTTGATCCTATTCCAGCTGCAGCAATTACTTATACTATCCGTTGCGAGATGCGGAAACCTCCTCTAGTAAATGATACTGATTGGCCTGAGTTTGACCAGGACTATCATGATCTTTTGATTTGGGGAGTAACTGCAGATTTGCTTCCGACACTTGGTAAAACCTCTGTAGCTGACAGGCATAGGGCAACTTTTGAAGCTCGTATGTCTGAGTTTACTGGAGATAATAATTCTCAGCCGGCGTCCTTGTATGTCTTTGGGAATGTGCAGAATAGAGTTCAGATGAGAAACAGGCCTTTGGCTCCTTATATCCAAGGCGTAGATGTGGGATTGGCTAGCTAATGAGTGAAGTCTTTAGAGTAGCACCTGAAGCTACAACCTCGCAGATATTCCTTATTAGGGGTCAGAAGTCCAGGTGGAAGTATCCTAATCCTAACTTGACTCCTGAGAATTGTGAGATTCTTACTAATGTTAATATCTCAGAACAGGGTGTAGCAAAGAGTAGATTCGGTTATGAGAAGTTTAGTGCCACTGTTCTTCCTGATGGAGAAATGGCTACAGGATTGTGGCAAGGAACTTTTGCTGATGGAACTACTAGGCAGGTAGTACTTACTCCTGATAAAGCGTATTCAGATCCTGGAGGGGCAGCTTCGAGAAGTAACATAACTGGAAGTGACTTTACTGGAACTAACGAAGATCGCTTTGAGTTTGTCTTTCTTAAAGATAAGCTAATTATGAATAATGGAGTAGATCAAGTTCGTACATGGACTGGGTCTACTGGTTCTAATACTACTGATCTTACAGGAATGCCCTGGACAAAGTGTAAGGGAGTTTTTACTCATAAGAACTTGCTTCTTGCTTGGGGAACTACTGAAAGCGGTACTTATTATCCTACTCGAGTTCGTTGGTGTGATATTAATAGAAGGACTTATGAGGTTGATATAGGAACCTGGAGGGCTGATAACAGATATGAGATCTATGATGGAGGTCCTAAGATTGTATCGGCGTGTGATAACTGGGGAATGGCGCTGATCTTTAAAGAAGATGGTCTTTACCCTGGAGAGATAGTATATGACCAACTGGGACATTTTGATTTTCAGCTTGGTCAGCCTCGTCGTGGATTTACTCCACTTTCCCAAAGTCTTGTAGTTCGTCCCGAGTTTGTAGCAGGTATTGCTCGTGAGGGATTGTTTGTTATTACTCCTGATCTTAATTTTCGGATTGTTAACTTAGATGATCTGGGAACTAAGAATGGATGGTTTAGCCTTAATCAAGCTCGTATGCAATATGCTCAGATGTTCGTAAGAGAAAAGGATCATCAGGTTAGGGCTTTAGTTTCTAGTTCTGGTAATAGTGAAGGCCATGATTATATTATGGTCTGGGATTGGGAGACTGGAGATATCTGGTTTGACTTGATCACTAATCCCGTAAATTATGCAAGAGAGATTACTCTTAGTTCAGAAGAACTTGATTGGTATGGGGCTGAGAATGGGTATCTTTATAAAGGTAATAAAAGCACGTATATAACAGATGATGGAACTGGTTATACTTGGCGAATAAAGATGGCACCTAATGATCTAGGGATGCCTGGTAAAGTCAAGCATATATTGAATGTGCAAACTATTTATAACAAACGTCAAGATGCTAGTGACGTAACTGTTAGAATTAATATAGATCAAGGGAGAGGATCTACTGTATCAGAGAGCTTTAACGCAGGTGCAGAGTATTCGTGGAATGAAGGTATTAGCTGGAATACTGGAAAGACCTGGCCAGGGGCAGAGAGCAGGAGGGCGAATACATTTGTTAATAGGATATGTGAAACTGTAGCTCCGGAGTGGACTTCAAGTACCCCTGCTAGTATAGTAGGGTATATTGTCGAATATGTCCCTGTTGAGGGCTAAACTCTATAACAAATTGTTAGGGAGATGACCTTATGGCAACAGTAACTCGTCCATCAACTCCTCTGCCAGATCCTGGCGATGAGATGGATGCTGAACAGGTAAGAGATTGGATAAACAATGTACTTACCTTTTTAGAATCTACTAATATAGATGAAGCAAATGTAGATTTAACTAGCACAGATGGTATAGTGGGCAAGTCTACTGCTCAGACCATGACTGGAAAAAAGAACTTTGTATCGACTAATGCCGCGGCTGCTGGCATCGTTGAAGTTGCAGAGTTTGGTCTTAATCCTGCTAGTGGAACTGCAGCAGATAATGATGGTGGAAGGCTTGTCTTTTACGCAGATGATGATGGAGGTAATGCTACTGATTTAGTAAATCTTGATTGGGTTTTAACAGACGCTTCTAATGGCAGTGAGGATGCAGAGTTTAGAATAAGAGCTCTGAAAGCTGGTACTATGACGGAGTTCCTTACTGCAGGATCAACTGCTGCAGGAGCTGGACGAGTTGCAGTGACCGGGGACTTGACAGTAGCTTATGATTCTGGAGAGTATGTGACTCATGCAGTTAGCGCTGCTGGTGTATATAGTATTACAACTACTGATGATTCTAGTGACTCTGGTGCTATAACGCTAGATACTGTTGATTCTATAACGCTTGATTCAGACACGGCAACTGAAGGTATTGTCTATGCAGATGGAGGAACTAATCTTTTAAGAATTAGTAACTCGTCAAGTGATGTAGTCATTAAGCCTCTAGTAGATGCTAAAGATATAATCTTTCAGCAATATGATGGGACTGAAGTTCTTAAGGTAGATGATGATGCTTCTGTTAAGGTTGGTGGGGGTTATGGCAGCACAGGAGTAACAATTTCTACTGCTGGAGTGATTCAAGCGAATGGTGCTATAACTAGTGACGGAGCTGTTACAGGAGCCACATTAGCAGGCACGATTTCTACCGCAGCTCAGAACTCTATAACGTCTGCTTCTTCTCTGGCAACTGTTGGGACTATTACTAGTGGGACATGGTCTGGAGTCATAGATGGTTCTGCTACTATGACTATGGGGTCTGATGCTACTGGTGATATTTACTATCGTAATGCTTCTGGGTATTTGACAAGGCTAGCAGCTGGGGCTGATGGAACTGTTCTAACCGGAACAGGTTCTGGATCTGTTCCTGCCTGGGAGTCTCCTACGGTTGGGGATATTACTAGTGTAGTTGCTGGTGTTGGATTGTCTGGGGGAGGCACTAGTGGTGATGTTACTCTCACTTTAGACATATCAGAACTAAGTACTGTTACTCCTGCTGATGGAGATTTCTTTGCTACTCTAGACTCTGATGGAGCTAATGAGCAAAAGACTACAACTACTGCACTAGCAACATTATTTGCAGGCGCGGGAATGACAGCTTCAAGTTCCGTGCTAAATGTTATTGGTGGAGATGGCATTACAGCCAATGCTAATGATGTGGCTATAACAGCCGCGCAGACTACGATAACATCTATTTATAATACCAGCTTGAAGATGGGTCGTGATAGTCAGAACTTGATCGACTTCGCTACTACGGATGATAAGATTATTCTTAGAGTAGCTGATGTTGATGAGGTTGAGTTGGTGGCTAATACTCTACAGCCAACAACGAGTGATGGCGTTGCATTGGGTACAGGTAGTTTGATGTGGTCAGACTTGTTCCTGGCTGATGGCTCTGTTGTAAACTTTAATAACGGCGATGTAACCCTTACACATTCTTCTAATACCTTAACAGTAGCTGGGGGCACTTTTGCAACAGCGGCACTTACGGGAACAACTATTGACGCTTCGACAGATTTTACTATTGGCGATACTGTAATAACTGATGGTGTTATAACTGATACGTCAGGACTGTCAGTGGCTGCTGCAACAACAGTGTCTAATACATTAACAGTTGGAGCGGATACAGATGGGCATGATGTAAAGTTCTTTGGTGACGCTACTGGTTCGTACATGGAGTGGGATGAGAGTGAAGAGCAGTTAAGG